ATAATTCATTCAGCACCTAGTTTTGTTACTTATTATTTATAACCAGTCCAATCAACTGGATCTCCACCAAAATACTTAATGACGCTATTCATCTTACGAAGCATACGGATACTTTCATCAATGTCCATAAACAAGGCATCAGTCCTTTTAGCATCTGCAGCTCGAGCGACATCTTTCTTTATACACTCTGCCAAAGTCTCAGCAGATTCCTGAAGTCTCTCAATTACAATACTATCAATTGTGTTGATGCTAAGATCAAGATTTACAGTTTGCATAATTCTCTCCTATAAAATAAAGAGCCTTTTAAAGTCGTGCTCAGGACTCGAGGATTAAGCAGCCTCAGCCATTTCAACAGCCAAGTTCAGAGCCTGAACCTTACGAGCCTGATTGGCACCAAACCAAGCAGAGGTCATGCGAGTGTCGTTAGAGCGACCCAGCACATGGTCAGTCAGGAAGGTGACGCTGTTATAGGCATTCCACCAGCTGCCAGGAGCATAATTCGCACCAGGCTGAGTGTCAAGCATATCAACAGCCAACTGAGCCGCACGACTATGCGCCTCGACCGTCGCACCCATTTCCTTCTTACGATCAGAAGTCTTCGGGAAGATGCGGTTGAAATACTCAACGACATTTTCGTTCGTGTAGCGTTTCTGACCGAGGAACGCAGCCATCTCCTTGTACTTCACAAGCTTATCCTTGGCGACACCCAGAGTCTCCTTGACCGAATCAGCGTCAAAGACGTTACGATGGTTAACACGGACCATCTTGGAGGTCTTAGAGGACAGCGAGAGGGTCAGGGTATTATTGCAGACCACGCGGATGGGCGTGAACTGGACCGTGATGCTCTTGCCGAACTGGTGGGGATTGGAGAAGAGCAAGAAGCCTTCGACCTTATCACCACCAAAGAGTTCAAACGACTCCTTGATCTTCGCGAGCGCCCACACGTGGCGACCACCCTTCAGCGAACCAGCAGTATGCATTTCCATATCACCAGCACCAACGAAGTCGTTGAAGAAGGTGAAAGCTTCAAGGTTCTGGCAGGGGTTCCAACCATCGCTTACGATAGTCAGGATCTTGTCATCCTTATCGCGGACCAGAGCTTCAACACCGGACTTTACCTGTTTACCATTAATCTTGGCATACAGGGGGATCTTCTTGACTTCCCAGTTCAGACCAGCCTTTTCAAGCACGTCTTCAGGGGAGAGGTCGGGGAGGATCTTAGTGCCCAAACCATGCCATGGCTGCTCGCCCGCATACACCATCTGAGCTTTATTGTCGATAATTTCAATTTCGTGAGCCATATCTATAACTTCCTTTTCATAGTTTCGATTTAATAAGAATACGCTAATTTTAAAATAAAGTCAAATACTATTTTACAGACTGCCACCCAGATATCGTCGAGTAGGTTTGGGTGGGAACACCATTAGTGTAAAGCACAGCTTCGAAACCACACCTCACAGCTTTCTCAACAGCGACATTGGGGTCCATACCTTCATAGACCACATTGCCGAAATTCGTCATAATCACCTTATACACAAACTTCTCCTACTTCATACAAATAAGCATATTCGCTTGCTTCTTTAGCATGGTCAAACCCCTTGGTCGCCACACAGATACCATTCTCGAGTAATTCTACATACCAAGAATTATCGTCGAGACGATGCATTTTAGTGGTGCGCATTAGGCAGCTTCCTTTTTCAGTTCTTCGGTCTGTTCGATATTGAAGACCGTAAAATACTTCGGCTTCGCAACCTTCTTCTTTTTCTTAAGATCTTCAACGAAGACCACACGGCAGAGACGATATCCATGCTCACCTTTTTTGACGACCTTACCAATGCTAATCGCTTGGCGATAGGTCAGGAAATAGGGAGACTCAAACTCTTCGCTCGCGGCGAAGAGGATATCGGCGTTATTGCCGCTGTATTCTTGCTTGGTAATAAAGTTCAACATTTCAGTTCCTTTTTCATCATTCATCATACAACCATTATACCACAGGTTTTTAATTAAAACAACACTTATTTTTCAATAACAAAAACAAGGAGTTAGAGTGGTATTAAGTAGGACACTCTTTATCATACAACCATTCTACGCTGCTTTTTTAATTAAAACAACATCTAAAAAAGTTAGTAAATTCAATGAGTTAGCTAAGTTCTTGAAATCGTTAAAGAATAATAAGTGTTGTTTTAATTAAAAACCTGTGGTATAATGGTTGTATGATGAGGAGAGAAACTGATGCTTCGTGATGACCTAATTAAATCGATTAAGAAATCCAAGGGACCGATTTATGTGGCTGTTAATAGTCGGCATGATACGTTCTACATACAGGCTGTTAAGTCAGACCTACTGATGAGTTTTGGCTCCCTGGTTGAAAACGAAGAGACCTATATGGCTCTTGAATACCGCAACGATAATTATTATTTTGATCGTGATAACAGCATTTGAGGATTAAGTAAATGATGATTAGAGCTTTGAAAGAAACCATTAACGATCTGAACGAAGAGATGATTTCTCTTTGTGAGATCCGTGGTGAGTTGTCTGATGATGACAATTCTCGTGTAGAAAATCGTATCAATGAAATTAAGAAGGCATTAACATATGAAGCACGAAGATAAAATTAAAATCTCAAGAGAGATTATTGATATCCTGTTTGATCTACCAGAACAGTTTGCGAAGGGATATCTAATTTCTATGATGGCTCAGGCTCCTGACAAGTTCCTGCAGCAACACCATAGCCATGTCACATCTTATTACGTTGACCAAATTTAGGAGTTACCATGACGAAGATTTATGAAAGTCCTGATAAGGGTAAGACTGTATATGAACGCGAGTTCGGTAAAGAGGAAAGAACCTTAAGCAATTTCATGTATGGCGAAGAGATTGGCTATTCGTTTACTGCCAATGCTCATTTCCAAAGCTGCCCACCAGCCTTCTCTATTATGAGTGCTGCTCAGCAGGAAGACTATCTTAAGACCAAGACTCCGGAAGAGCAGCAGAAGATTTATGCATCGACCACCACGCTAAACCTGCCTGGACCGATGTATATGTTTGGGAAGCTAGAGGACGAATAGGTTACTTGGGCGCGAACTTTTCTGCGCCACTCATACCTAGACCAGTGATAATTACATACATCACTGCGTGAACGATCTCTGGATCTGCCTTCGTGCCCATCACGATTGAAGTGATGAATGCACCACATAGAGCCAATGCAAACAGTACCGTGATCCACCGCTTTGACGAGGGTGATCCGGTGCTGTCTTGCATTATTTGCTTAAAGTACCCCATTGATATCTCCTAGTAAACCTCTTTTATATTTATAAATAGAAGAGCTTGGAGAGGACATGGTTATGGACGCTGGTGCCATTTTTAAACTTATAGGAGAAGTCGGGTTCCCCATCGTCGCCGCATTGGTAGCTATGGTGTTTGTTTATTTTGTCGTCAACTATATCCTTGAAAGTGTCGTAAAAGCTATCAAGGGCATGCAGGGTATCATTATGGGTCTTGAGAATAGAATTAAGACCATGAACCACGATATCATCAGAGTAGACGCTGTTGTCAGTTCTGCTCTTGGACTTAGACCCGACCTTGACCGCATTGCCAGAGCTGATGGCAAGAACGATGCGAGGAAAGATTAATGGATCCTGATTTAATTGTAAATGCTATTAAGCAGTATGGGTTTCCTATCGTATCTTCAGTGGGCATGGGATACTTTGTATATTTCATTTATAGTTTCGTTACAACAAAATTAATGCCTATTATCGGTGAGACTAACGTTATTCTAATAGGATTGATTGATCGTATTAGAATGCTTGACAATGACATGATCAGGCTTCAACAGAAAATCAGCGTAGTATTGCAGTTGAAGGAGGATCATTCTGATGTACATAAAAATAAAAATTGAGATAGTTAAGATTTTGCTTTGCGACTTCGAACTGTCATCTGAAAATAAAAAGAAAGAAGTTACACCAGAACCAGATCCAGTTGTAGAATCAAAGGAAATTAAAAAATGAAGATTATTCTATCCTCATCAATTATTCTATTCGCATCATTAATCCTTCTTGCATTCTTTTCGATTGCTTATGCTAATGATATTAACACCAAGTGCCCACAGTTTGTAGCTTTCGGTGCACCAGTTGAACATGTTGCCGCTGGCCAACATATCTGCAAAAAGAACTATGCTATTCGTTATCGCTTTGATACTAAGACAGCTGAATATGTTGTAGAGCATCCCACTAAGGCTGCTATCACTGGTGCGTCAAAGCGCAAGGATGACTTCCGCCCTGATCCAGATATCGCAAAACCAAATCAGTCTCAGTTAGCTGATTATGCTACTGCTGGTAATATCTATGATCGTGGGCATCTAGTTCCTGCTGGTAATAACACTCAGTCAGATGTTATTATGTCAGAATCATTCTTTCTATCGAATATGATCCCTCAGATTGCTAATAACAATCGTGGTATTTGGAAACAGGTAGAAACTTATGTAAGAACAATAGCAGCTGACAACAATTCTATCTATGTTGTTTCTGGCACCATCTATGATGCTGGCTATACTACTATTGGTCCAAACAAGGTCGGTGTGCCAACAAGAGTCTTTAAAGTTATTATTGATAAGAAAAACAATAGAGCAGTGGGCTTTATCTTCCCAAACAAGGCTCTACCTGTTGCTGATCTTCCCAAGTATAAAGTGACAGTTGCTACTGTAGAAAAGGAGAGCGGCATTAATTTTATGCCAACTCTCCCATCTAATCTATCTGGTATTAAGACTATAGAACCGACTCTTTGGGATATACGTTAATATCCTACTTAGATTGTGCCCTATAAACTCCATCCCAATCTTTACCGGGAGGATTCTTAATGAAATACTCGCAACGCTTTAGCATCATTGCATAATAGTCTGCCATGTTACCCGTGAAGGAAGAGCGCAAGGTTTCGATACTTCTTGCACAGCTATCAAATCTCTTAGCTCTATAATCAGATAAGAACTGAGCATGTTTTGCTCGAGCCTTTTTATATTCAGATAGTTTAGAATTATATCCAAGGCAGGTATAAATCCTAACACCTTCTTTCTTGCCCTTAACAGCAATCGTATCTAGTTCTAGAATAAAGAACTCATCATCAATACCCTGTACAGTGTTATGACCAAGAACAATTCTTACACCATATTCTTTAGACTGACCTTCTAACCGAGAGGCAAGATTTACGGAGTCCCCCAAACATGTGTAATCAAAGCGTTGACTGCTGCCCATATTACCAACAACCACGTCCCCAGTATTGATACCAAGACCCATGCCGAAAGCAGGTACTCCCATAGCAGCGATATCGTAATTAAACTGATCCAAGTCTTCAAGCATTTGAAGTGATGTTTTAAGTGCATTTCTTCTATGTTCCTTATCATCTAATGGTGCGTTCCAAAATGCCATTTGCGCATCACCAATATACTTGTCTAGTGTACCAGCGTTCTTTAAAATCTTATCAGTCATCACAGTCATATACTTGTTCATAATCTGCGTAAGACCCTGAACATCTTTACCATAGTGTTCACTGATAGCAGTAAAGCCTCTAACGTCAGTAAACATAATAGATAGCTCGCGTGTTTCGCCACCAAGCTTTAATAGCTCTGGGTTCTTCTGTAGTTTCTCAACAAGAGCAGGTGATAGATATGTGCCGAACTGCTTCTTGATCTGTAGTTTTTGCATTAGCTCAGAGATAAACTTAACAGTATAGATGTGTAGATAGATAAGCAATATTGCAAATACGTTGAAGCTTACATCAAATAAGATCTTATTGTGTTCAAACAGATACCTTGGTAGATACAAATAACCTGCGATCAAAACTATTATATAAATAATCGAGAACCGTAAACTTGATAATAGGATGATAGCCAGTGTTAGGAGAATTAAAGCAGCATAATCCGCAGCTTGCGTCCATTGTGGAATCGCTACGGAATCCCCCTGTAGAAGCGTATGAAGAAGATTGGCTTGCACAGCATGGGGAAATTGTGCACCAACAGGTGTTGCAACAGGGTTCGTCACACCTGCCGCTGTTACTCCTAGCAGGACTATCTTGCCTGTTAGGTCTGTGGGCATATCGGCAATTGAAAACTCGGAGAACCGATAGTTCCAATTTACGAACACTCTAGAATATTCATCAGTCTTAATGACTGGGAATGATGGAATGCGAACAGCTTCAACACCAGTCTGATTAATTTTAGCCTGATAAGATTCCTGTCCTGCGAATGCTCTTAGAATTTCTAATGAGAATGATGGATAGTATTCACCCTTAGACATAGCAAGCATTGGTACTCTGCGCACAACACCATCAGTTTCAGGTAGTGTTGATGTGATACCAGTACCAATTGCCAGTGTCTGTATATCATATATATTATCTAATACACAGGGATACTCTGGTAGATATTCAGTAGCCTTGCCATCACCGATAACAGCAACACCTGTACGTTTTGTATTTGTATTATTACGAGCACAGTTGCCTACTGTTTGTGATAGAATAACAGGATAGCTCGTCATCGCATTTTGAAGTGCTGAGTCGCCACCCATTCTATCAGGCTCTAGGAATAAAACTGTATTCCCAAGAAGAGTAGCGTGTCTATCTTTTAAATCTTTGATGATGTCAGCATACACGGTACGAGGGAATGGAAATTGCCCATACTTCTGAATTGCTTTTTCATCGATGTTTGCTAGCACGATTTCATTAGCGGCAATAGGTTTGCCGAGCATAAGATAATCGTAAAACTTAAGACGACCCATATCTACAAGATAGGGATTAGATACCTTAATGAATACTAGTAGAGCAAAGGTTAGAAGCGCCAACCATGGCGACAGGAATATCTTCTTAAGAATCTTTTTCATACATATCTCTCTTACTGCAACAGTTCATTATACTACACTTTATCGAAAAAGTCAAGTTAATTAGACTGTTTTAAATTTATATTTGTACCACCTTCATTGACCTGTACCGAGTATTCTTTACCACCAGCATTGATATTTAAGACCTTACCTTTATCTTTTTCTACATTAACTACTACAGTAGTTCCAACAGACCGAGTAAACTGGACTTTATCACCTGCTATAATTGTATATATCTGTGTTGTTGGATCATATCCAAATCCTGTACCATTTACTGTAACACCATCTTTACTAGAACTGCCACCCATAGATGACGCTAGATAATCCTCAAGGAAATTAGCATTAAGAGGATCAACATCTAAAGAGGATAGCTGCAAGTCATCTTTTTCTAACTCAGTATTCTTTAGATAATCTATATCAAGTTCAGATAAATCTAGGATGTTTGCTTTAGAATTAGTAGTTTCCCCTAGATCAGCAATTTCATTTGCCGGAGATATGATTAACATATTATCAATTTGATCTAAAGTTAAATTTAAAATAGCGGGTTTAGATGGAGCATTGTCAAAGGTTCTTACCATAGTAGCCTGAAATGCTTTAGTGAGAGTCACGCTCCCGCCAGCATTGCTTACTGTAATCTCTCCTACAGTACCATCTTCTTCTGGTAATAGAATAACAAGACTTTTACCAAAGTCATCTACTGTAGTCGCAAAATCTGTACCGCGAACAGCGATAGTAGCTGATGGAGTATTGAGAACGATGTTTTGTTTATTAATCTTACCAAGTTGGCCAGTGGTAAACCGAATAGTTCCAGAAGCAAAGTTTAATGCCATCTTAGAAGTATTAGGATTACCACTAAACACGAAATCATCGATAACCAATTTAGAATGTTCTGTGACCTTTACGTTTGAGTTATCAACAAACGTAATTTCTACTCTACCATTACCAGTCTGTACATTATCCATTTGCTGGATGGGCAAACGCGATTGCGTAGAAAGTTTTTGATCTTTCCTAACAACCGCGCTTGTTCCAGTAAACGCAGAAACAGAACCAATACTATTGGGGGATACAACCGCCGATAGTGTTACATTGGTTGATAATAATAGTACTGTTGCTGGCAGAAGAAGTAATCCCGAGAGTATCCGCATTAGTAGTGCTCCGCTGATTAATTGTAACGTCATTGCTATTGCCTGTTAATGCCATGTTTACATTTTTGCCGGCAAATCCATTTTGCAACATAGTGATAGCATTTGAATCGCCAGTGGCTGTTACAGTATTGGTTACATCATTAGAGTTAATTGTAGAAGCGTATGTATTCAAGTCACCAGTAATAGCAATTGTTTGAGTGGCACCACTAGAGGAAGAGGTGCTGCCCTGTGTTAAACTTACCGTGTTAGTGCTACCAGTAACATCAAGTGTTGTGGCAGAACCAGCGATGCTTGCAGTATCACCCATGTTAAGTGTGACTGCGTTGTTATCACCAGTATTAGTGATAGCTAGATCAACGTTATCAGCATTATTAACAACACCATCGATGCTGTTGCTAGCACCGTCTTGTGTTAGAGTAATGTTTTGATTATTACCTTGTATGTTTACGGGAGTACCTTCTGCGCCAACACTATTCGTGCCGCCCTGCTGTGATACTGTAATATTGCTTCCATCACCAACCTGATCAATATAAATTGAGTTAGTGGCAGCTTGGCCAAAAACCAATGATGGTGTCATCAAACTCATAATCAAGATTACTGCCTTGATTTTACTTTTCATTTTTGTAACTCCAAAGTTTCTTTTCTATCCCTTGTTTAATTAGTTCCACGACAGCAGCCTCTGTAGCTACTTTTACTGCCCTTGTATTTGCTTCGTTCTCAGTTATACCCGTTTCTGCTTCAACTGCTTTAGTTCCTGCATCAACGAAAGTGAATAATGTAAGTGATGTACCATATGATAATATTGTTTTAGATACCTGTACATTTAAAACTACTTCACCCGTATCAGTAGAGGTCGCTCTTAATGCCACAGACACTTCATCTTTTCTATACGAAATATCACCACCAATACCAAGATATCTAGCACCGACACCTCCGGTGATTATATTTGAATCATAACCTATAATACCACCCTGTAATATTAAACCAGCAAATAACATTGGCTTCAGTTTGTTAGAGTCTTTACCTTGATACTCATCGCGAGTAGATTTTACGATCTGCCTTTCTTTAGCAAGATCATCAATTCTATTTCGTTCAACAACTGTAAACCACTCACCATTGCCAGCATTTTTAACTGCATCAATAAGAAGTGTCACACCACCCTGAGTTACCGCACTAGAAAAACTTGCCATAGTATCTTTATCTTTTCTCTGACCTGTTAGATCAGGAAAATCATAAACTGCAACAACAGCCTTTCTTTCTGGTGGTTTCAAAGATTTCAATTCAGTAAATTCTGTTTTGTATAGTTTAGGTGCATCTTTGGCATAGTCGTAGCCTCCGTTGCTAACACACCCACACAAAATAAAAAAAATAAATATAGTTAATAATATCTTCATTAGAAATTAAACCCGCCAACCGGTATTGTAATATTAGTAACACCACCTGTATCATCTGTAATATTCAATACAATAGAATCTCCAGTGTTCGTGTATTGAATAGTGTTACCTTCAAGTGAAAACGTTCCAGTAGCAGATGGACTAGAAAACAAGTTCTGAGTCAATTGCTGTGCAATCTGAGAATATATTCTCGACTGCAAATTATTCATAAATCTGTTCAAAATAGAATTATTCTCGGCAAGAGACTGGGCTTTCAGGTTCGCAGCAATAGCAGCTTCAATAGTAGCCTTACGAGTATACTCTTGGTTTTGTATCGTTAACCAATGAGAAGATGCACCCACCCCACTGAAGGATGGATTTTTGAACTGATATATGAGTTCCCCGGCGTATGACAAATCAGAATACGTTAATAATGCAGCTATAAATAAAACGAAGCCGAAGCTATATGATTTGTTCATTTTAGCCTCCATTCTTCTATATTTATATAATAGAATGTGGCGATGGAAGAGTGGCCGAGTGGTTGAAGGCACCGCACTTGAAATGCGATGAGGGTGAAAGTCCTCCGTGGGTTCGAATCCCACCTCTTCCTCCACCACATATGAAGTATTATATATAATATATTGGATGTTTGCAAAATAAGAAAGATCACATCAATGAAACTAGATCGTAGATTTCTTCTTCGCGGCATGATAAACGGCACTGCCGCTGCGGTAGCATTGCCGTTTTTAGATTGTTTCTTGGATAGTAAAGGCAAAGCCCTCGCCGCAACAGGCGAAAATCTACCAACTAGATTCGGTACATATTTCTGGGGTTGTGGATTAACTAAGCAACTCTGGGTACCAAAGACTACTGGTAAAAACTATGAGATTACTCCACAGTTAAAACCTTTAGAATCAATTAGAGATAAGATCAACGTCTTTAGCAATTTCAGAATACCATTTGATGATAACCCAAATTATCAGCATTGGTCTGGTGTTGCTGCGGCTGCAACAGGAATCTCACCTACAAAGAATGGTCAGTTTGATAGTAAAACAATTGACCAACAGGTAGCAGATGTTATTAGCCGTGGAGCAAGGTACAAATCTATTGCTGCAAGTGCTGCTGGTAATCCAAAAGAAAGTTATAGCAGCCTTGGTGGATTGAATACTCTTCCAGCAGAATCAAATCCATTAGCATTATATAACAGATTGTTTGGTACTGGATTTCAAGATCCAAGCAGTCCTAACTGGAGACCAGATCCTTCAATCATGATACAGAAAAGTATTCTTTCTGTAGTTGAAGATGATCGTAAACGCGCAATGATGCATCTTGGTGCTAGTGACAAAGCCCGCATGGAGCAATACTTTACAAGTGTTCGTGAACTTGAGATTCAAATGGAAACTCAGTTAAAGCGCCCAGCACTTACTGCTAAAGTTCAAATACCAGAAGCACCTGCACATGATCTTCCTGTAAACAACGCACTAACAAATATTAAAACTATACTGCCGATGATGGCAAAGTTTGCTGCTATAGCATATGCTACAGATCAAACTCGTGTGTTCAATATTAGCGTAAGCGAACCAGCCTCACAGATTTTCGTACCAGGAGATTCGCTAGGATATCATCAATCAACACACGAAGAACCTATTGATCCCGTTCTTGGTTATCAGATTCGCGTTCATGATTATAATGTTGAAAGCATGAATTTGTTTGCATTATTCTTAAATGAACTTGATAGCGTTAGAGAAGGTGATGGTACACTACTAGACAACAGTTTGACGTTTGCGTTCACGGATCAAAGTTTTGCTAAGATTCATGCTGTAGATGGATTACCAATGTTTACTGCCGGTAATGCTGGTGGTAAATTTAAATCTGGATATCACATCGACGGCAATAACAGTCCAGTCAGTCGTGTCGGTCTAACAATTCAGAAAGCAATAGGAATTGGTATTGATTCTTGGGGCATCAACTCCATGGAAACAAGAAATCCATTCACAGAGCTGCTAGCATAAAAAAATGGCTCCCGGTTAAAGGAGCCACTTTCTTTCTTACAAAGCACTTGTTATTAGAACGAGTGACCAAGCTTAAGTGCAACCTGTGAGAACAACTTTGTTCCAGTGGCTGGATTGATCGCGCGCGAGTAGCGATAATACTCTACACCAATCTTGTATGAAGGAAGAATTTCATACGATAGACCGGCGTTTAGACGAGTTTCCTGATTGTCAAGACCCTTGCTTTCAATACCATTGCGAAAACGATACCCGACATCGCCAGTAATGCCAGCAACTAGAGCACGACTTACATTCACTTCTGCGCCATAAAGATTATAGTCGCCGCCCTTAATGACAGCCTTATTAGCAACAACTGAAGATGTTGCAGCTTCTAGATTACGACCTAATTGAACATTACCACCAACATTGAAACCAAGCACAGTGGGTAGATCAACACCAACACGAGCAACTGCCTTAGAAGCAACAGTACCATTATTTGGCTGCTGCTTTGTTGTTAGTTCTACACCATAGTTTAGATTTGGGAACACCTGAAAGAATGGAGCCTGATAGTCAAGCTTATATTCTAGTGGTGATTTCCCACCGTCAGCACCAGCACGAAGCTCGGCAGTTACCGTGGCGGCAACAGCGGGGGAAGCGATTAGTGCTAGTAGTGCGGTTGTTAGGAATAGTTTCTTCATTAGAAGTCTCCGTGTTAATTAATGGAATGATGACTTACCGTTGGTCATCGCGTGCCTATTATGGAGCAACCCTTGCAAATACAGACATTGTCTTATTTTTCTTCCTATAGAATCGTGTCATGATGTTATCGTTATAATAATCATCATGCTCTAGAACACTTCGTAGAATCTGTTCTCTCAATTCATAGTAATTAACATCGCCTCTACCTTCGTGGAGAGACAATATTTCTCGTTTAAAGTTCTCTTTCCCGAATTCCTTTATATCGGCCAAAAGAGTCTTAGAACTACCATAGTATTTATACCAATCCGATTCTTTGCGGATGATTTTTCGTACCTTTTTATGCTTCTGTTTTACTCTATTAGTAGAATAAAAATACTTTCTACCTATATATTTTTTTCCAGTAAGAGTATTTGTAATTATATATACGAACCCAAAGAATGTATTTATATCACTAGTGTTAAAGGGGTTCCCTTCCCATAACCAAACATTCTCTAGACTCACTCCTCGTCGACCTCAAGATCGTAATCTTCTTCCACTGATTCTGTTTCGCTACCGCAGAATGGACACCAACTAGGTTTATCCTGTGAGGCAAAAATTACTTTGTATTCATTGTCACAATGCGCGCATGTACACCATTCATCGTTCATTTATATCTCCATTAAATCGTCGTAGTTTACTACTTCAACATCAGTTTTGTTTAAAAATTCCATACCTTCTTCATGACGGTAGGTATATCTATATATAATCTTTTTTATCTTAGCTTGATAGATCAGCTTGGCGCAATGAATACAAGGAGAATGGGTGATGAATAATACAGCACCCTCTGAAGATTCAGTAGAAGAAGCGAGCTTAGTTAATGCATTGCTTTCAGCGTGAATAACATCATCTTTAGTTTTATCCTCTTCATCTTCACAGCAATTATCCCAACCAGCTGGCATACCATTGTAGCCAATAGAAAGAATACGATTATCCTTGACAATAACGCATCCAACTTTAAGTCGAGTTGCGTGAGATAACTGAGCAGTAAGCTCAGCAACACTCATAAAGTATTTAATGAATTTGCTTTTCATAGATTAGGTACAAAGATTGCATCAGCATGAGACTGATCAACTCGAACATAATTCATATCTTTAAGAAACTGCAATAATTCTTCATCGCCTTTTCCACTAGTGTGCACCTCAGCAGAAATAACAGGTTTATATTTTTCTATTGTATTCTTAGCGCCAACTAAAACATTATATTCATAACGTTCAACATCTAACTGTATTAAATCGCATGCAGGAATATTAAGACAATCTAAAGTGATCATTGGAATAATAGGAATGATATTTTCTTCTGGAACATCAACAACCATATGCATTCCAACATTCCATCTATCAACATGTTCCATTCTTACAGGTTTATGTTCTTTACCCAAGGCGCATTGCATTTTGATAACATTGTTAAATTGTGAGTTGTTCACCATGCAATGAAAATTCAAGGGATCAGGTTCAAAGGCATAAACTACTCGAAATAGTTTTGCGAAAAACCTAGTGTGTAATCCACAGTTTGCACCAGCCGTAACAACAACGTTTTTTTGTCTTAGGTACTTCATATATTTTTCTTTATGAGATTTTTCCCAATCTTCAGTTGGACCATCCCATGCGCCATCATCATCCCTCGGCCACACCCAGTCACTTTCATTATCAACAATTTCGTATCTTGTAAATACTTTATCTTTATAACTCATAACGAAAATCCCTTAAATGTATTCTCATCAACGTCCTTGGTCACACCACCAACAACATAACTTGATAGTTCTACTTCCTGCGGCGCAACCTGAACATCAGAACCAGCAATCCATTTCTGAGTCCAAGGTAATGGATGAGAAGTTGACTTAGTGATAGGATTGACGCCGATAGCTACCATACGCTTATGCGCAATCCAATCTACATATTCAGATAGTAACTGTTCATTAAGACCAATCATTGAACCATCTTTAAACAAATATTTTGCCCAAGCCTTCTCTTGATTGATAACATCAACGAACAATTTATCAACTTCTTTTTCACAGTCTTTCTTAATCTGTTCAAAGTCTTTATCATCTTTGGGAAGGAACTTAATAATATTCTGAGTAGCAGCTAAGTGAACGTTTTCGTCACGCGCGATGAATTTAATAATCTTAGCATTGCCTTCCATCTTCTTAACTTCAGCGAATGCCCATGAGCATGCGAAAGAAACATAGAAGCGAATACCCTCTAGTGCGTTTACAGCATTAAGGCACAACCATAGTGCTTTCTTATTCTCATAATTATTATAATTCTTTGTACCAAGAATCTTATGAGTCTTTATTAAATCATCATAATACTTGCTGATGTCTTTAGCACAATCAACGATCTCTTTAATATCGAGCATATCATCAAACACCTTAGATGGGTCTGAATAAACATTGCGCATGATATGAGTATATGAACGAGAGTGGATCGTCTCAAAGTATGACCATGTAATGATAAACGTCTCAAGTTCAGGGAGTGATACTATGGGAAGGAATGCCGTTACTGGAGCACGTCCCTGTACGCTGTCAAGGAGGATCTGACGCTTTAGGTTGCTAGTGAAGATATGTTGTTCATGAGCATTAAGAGACTTGAAATCTTTAGCATCTCTAGTGCAATCAATCTCTGTTGGTTGCCAGAAGAACCCATTCTGTTTCTCAGTAAGCTTCTCAAAGATAGGATACTTCTGCCTATCGTATCTAGCTATGTTTACTTGTTTGCCAAAAAACAATGGCTGTTTAGTCTCATCAATCTTTTCATTATTAAAAACAGACATTATTTCGCTTTCAATTCCATATAATATGCATCTTGTTTACTACCGAACTTACCAGAAATGTAATCTGATTTAACAAACCCTAAATCTTTTAGTCTATTTACAACATCTTTATCCCCAACGTGCACATAAGCACATACATTTATTATACCTGCTTCTTTTAAAGAATCAAGCTTTTCTTTTGTGATGTCTGCAGTTACTTCGTGAATAGGTATCCATTCGCCAAAATGGGTGCGAAGAATTGACATTGCACAGTTCCCTTTGGTTTGTTATAAGACACAGCTATCACAGGTTTCTTCTGATGGATTTTCCTTTAGTAATTCTTTAACTTCAATCTCACCAGACTGGTCATTAGTATTGAAATAGTATAAAGTCTTACCGCCATATTTATAATGCATCAAGATGTGCTTCATAATCTCGCTTAGAGGAATCTTTTCGTCAGGATAAAATTTAGGATTATATGTTGTATTGACCGAGATAGCTTGATCAATATACTTCTGTAACACAGCGCAAATCTTTAGATAACCTTCAGGTGACTTAATATCCCAAAGAAGTTCATACTTATTCTTAAGTCTTTTAAGATTAGGAACAACCTGCTTTAGAACACCATCCTTAGATTGCTTAGTGCTTAGTAATGCACGTGGCGGTTCAATACCATTAGTAGAGTTACTAATAAGAGCAGAAGTTTCTGCTGGCATTAAAGCCATTAGAGTAGCATTACGGATGCCAGTTGCCTTAAGCTGCTCACGCAGTTCTTCCCAAGGCATATATTCACGAGGCTTAACTAGATCATCAACATCTCTTTTATAAGTGTCGATGGGCAGAATACCTTTAGAATATTTTACATTTTCGGGTGCGCCAAGTTGACCTTGTTCCTTAGCAAGATCAGCTGATGCCTTGATTAGATAATATGACCAAGCTTGAGCAAACTCATCTATCATAACAAGGTTCGGATTAGTATACGTCATATCATTCATTGCCATCCAATAAGCAAGATTGATAATACCAACGCCTAGTGGGCGGTATTTCTTAGTAGAAGTTACTGCTGCCTTAACAGGATAAGATTGATAATCAAGCAAAGCATCAAGAGCACGAACAGCAAGAGTACATGGTCTTTCGAAGTCATCAGGAGTTTTAATCTTACCCCAGTTGATAGCAGATAATGTACAAAGAGCGATTTCTCCTTCTTCATCATTAATGTCTTTTAGCGGCTTAGTTGGTAGTGTAATTTCGCAGCAAAGGTTTGACTGATG